GTACCAACTCGTATCGCAACTTGTCAAAGGTTGCGTGACGTTATGTTGGCTGTACACCAGAAGGCACCTAAACCCGGTATTTACTTACCTGTTAGATCTTGCTTGGCCGTGCAGGCCTACCGCTCTTCCTACTGTGCCATTAACTCTTTCCCTTTTCTTTGAGAATCGTAGCAGCCCTCTTCTTGATTCTTAGGTAAGCTTTTATACCTGAAATCGATGGATCGAAGTAATCAACTTCGGCCCGTCTCAGAATATAAAATCCAGGAAGTTCATCCAGAATCTCCTCATATTGTCTCAGTTTGTTCCACAAATACTCGAACATTGAATACGGATCATGGGTTTCCCCATGAAGAGATATCGATGTTCAATTCTTTGGAGAACGTAATAGATAATTTAAATCAGTTACGTCGACAAGAAAAGTTGATAACTCAGTAAAGAGTTTACTGGACTCACCTCGATACAATATGCGCCACAGAAGTTGAAGAAACTGTGCCTGGTTTCCCTTAAAACCGTAGCGGGCAAAGGTACGAGCTGGAATCCGTCACTCTGAACGTAAAGCTCAGAAAGTGGTCGTCTTCTTTTTCGCACCCTTAACCTTTTCTACAGTTTTGTGAAACTCTTTTATCGGTTCAAGCGGCGTCCCTTTTGCAAAGCGTGGGTCCACAGAGGGCATCACAAAGATATCACTATCTGGAGAATCCTTATCGGAGGGTGGGTTTGGCCCATCCGACAGATAATTCTTCATCAAGTAATCTCTAAGTTTTGTATCCTTCATGTTAGCAACGGATTGCTCAGAGAGGAAACTCTCTTCCGCCAGCATCAAATCTGCTAATTTCGATCGGTAAGATTCGATCTTGGAGACTATTCTAGGAAACTCCGTGTCAATCAAGTGTTGGGTGATACGATCCCAATTTGATTGATCCGAAGACTTCGTTAGAGAGTCCATCAAAATCCAATCACGTAGCGATTTAGCGAAAAGTGAGCCGGGAGCAGTCAAGGAAACTAACAGACGACTTACACGCGGACCGAATTTAGAGAGCTTCTTAGTATACAGGGCTCCTTTTGTCTTGTATCCATATCCTAAGACATGGAAAATATTGGGTAAGCTCAAGTTGAATTTTCGAGCATATTCCAATAGAACAGAAGAAGACCTTTCTATCATAAGAAACTCCCTAAAGGGTAGAGGCGATGCGTCTGCAGGTGTTCAATACATTTTAGCAAACTCAGCTACTCGATTTCTCGAGATAATTGACTTTGATAAATTAATATCAACACCCAACCAGTCCATCAACTTAAGATACTCGGTCGCAACACTCTTATCAGCGATAACAATGTCGTCACCAAGTACGGCATACATATCAAATCAAGAGAAGGGTAGTGTCTTGTCCTTCTTGGTATTGTGAGCAGCCCACTGAACTATAAAATGGTGGGTAAACGCTAACATACCCCAAGAAGAAAGAGCTCCCATTGGCTGACCTACAGTGTAATACAGGGTCTTATCTATAGCAAATTCCTCAGAACGGATATGGTAACCTCTTCAAGTTAACATAGCCTTCCAAAGATGTGCTAGTTCGAACCCAATAAC